TACTTGTGGTCTTTGCTTTTGCTAGAGCACAGATCCTTAAAAGCTTGCGTGAGAGCCGAGACGTTAAGCTGTCGGATAGCTTCCTTACTGCTACTAAGGACCTCGGATTCTCTTTGTCTAATTGATGATAAGCTCTTATGATCTTTATTTGCCTGTCGTTTACTATGACTTCTGCGTCCTGTAGAAGATCCATTATCAGTGACACGTCCAAGTCCGGTCTTCTTGTTGCGTACCATACTACTACCCCTAACTCCACGTCGCCTTCGATTGGTTCGCTTGGCTTGTTAACTTGTTCTAGGAAATGTTTTTTATAGTTAAGTGCCTTTTCGCTCTTGATTATTCTTACCTTGCCTTTTATTCTGACTAACCTTCGCGAGTTCGACTTAGAGGCAGGCTCACCTAGGACCTCTTGGAACCAATCCCATTTTCCTTGAAATGCATCTTCGATATTAGGACTTGACAATTCCACAAATAACACCAATCATTAACATTAAAGGGTTGACGAAATGAGACTAGAGAACAAACATAACGCTCCACAAGCCTTCATGAACTTCTGTGCCGATGACGACTATGATAGCGGGGACTGCGATTTTTCAGCCACAGAATTGCTCGAAGAGCCAAAGATAGCTGCGCTGAAATCACGCCACTCAGAAGCGATCATCAATGACCCATACGAAAACCCCTGGATACACATAGGCCAGATGTTCCACAAGTTTATGGAGCTGAACGCTCCTAAGGAAGAAGTGTCCGAGCAGAGATTGTTCTCGGAACTAGACGGCAAGGTTATTTCAGGCGCGATGGATGTTCAGAATGAACACAAGGGAAGGGTGGTCATAGGTGATTACAAAGTCACCTCAGTGTTCTCCATGAAAGATACGTCCAAGTGGGAGCAGCAGCTAAATATCTACGCATGGCTGGTGGAGAAGGAAACAGACTTAGTAGTGGAGAAGCTTGAGATCTACGCATTCCTCAGGGACTGGAGGATCTCAACCCAGGAGAGAATGCCAGATTACTACCCAGCTAGGCCGGGTGTTACAGTTGACATACCTTTGTGGAGTTTCGCTAAGAGAGAGGAATTCATAAGAGAACGAGTCCGACTCCATTCAATCGCCAGGGCTCTACCTGATGACGACTTGCCTGACTGCTCGCATGACGCGGTATGGCCCTCAGGTACAGCGTGGCAGGTGCTTCGCGAGGACTTAGGTACTAAGAAGCTCTACGAGACGAAGAGGGCTGCTACGGCTGCTTACGACGAAATGGTTCCACATGCAAAGATGGAAGCTTACATATCAAAGACACATGACACGCTCAGGCGATGCCAGTCGTACTGCGACTTCTCTAAGTCATGCAAGCAATGGGCTGACTGGAAGAGCAAGAGAGAAGATGAGCATGGCTGAACACCTATACGATTTCAACAAAGGAAGACAGGAGATTTAGATGAGTAAATCAGTAGAGGTCATCAAGGATATCGCTTCGCTGGCTGCGAAAGAGATCGCACTCAAGGCACCATTCTCTCCGAACAGGACCAAGTGGAGAGCAAGCAACTTCAGAGGAGGTAAGTCAACCGCCTTGCTTTATATCGATGCGCGAGATGTGATGGAACGTCTTGATGATGTTGTCGGTATTAATAATTGGATGACTGAATACAAAGACCTTGAGACACGATGCGTCTGCAAGTTAAACATTCGGTACGACAATGATTTCGATTGGGTCTGTAAGAGCGACGTAGGTACGCAGTCCACCTTTGAAGGCGATAAGGGTATGTACTCTGACGCACTCAAGCGAGCGGGTGTACAGCACGGTATCGGTCGATACTTGTACGATGATGAAATCCTGGGAGGCAAGATGTTCCCGCTATCGGATAAGTCATTCTCGCCTGAGGCAGACAAGGAAATCACCGAGCTAGTGACTTACCATTACAGGATGTTCACTAACCAGAAAGCAGTTCACCTAAGAACTCTGTTCAGTTCAGCCATGAGCTACAAAACGATCATGGAATATTACGAATTGAACAAGGATCTTATAGCTAAACTGAAAGAAGAAGATGTGGTCGCCGCAAAGGCTGTGGGAGAATCATTTAAGAAGTGGGCAAAAGCCCTTAAGTCGATGGAAGGATAACCATATGTCCAAGGTGTACGGAAGCATTCGGAAGAACGACAAGAAGACCAATGACTGACAGCCAGACCTTCGAGGTTCCGTGAGAATCGGAGGCTTCACTGGTCAGCGAGCAGAGGAAAAGAACCGCGAGGCTGCGTCCTGGCTTCGCAATGTTGCCAAGGAATTCTCTGAGAAGAAAGAAACATTCCTTAGCTTGGCTGTGTGGAAGAAGGTCGATACGGAAACGGACGAATCTTATCTTTCTATCTGCTTGGAAGACAACACTTGGGCAGCTAAGAGTGATAGCCAATCAGGTGATCAAGGAAGTAAGCAGGGCGGAGAAGCTAAGTTGCTTCAAGTTCGACTCGCTTCAGAAGTGGAAGCAACCGAAGACATTGCTTTCTAAAGGGATGTTCAGTGCACAATGAAACGCTTAATGGATCAGAAGATCCAGATAAGATCGAGCTTTTCGATACGATTGTTAATCCAGCTCACTACACTAAGGGCAGAGTGTTTGAACCTGTCGAGGTGATAGAGGACTGGAATCTTGATTACCAAATGGGTAATGCACTCAAGTACATATCGAGAGCTGGTAGAAAAGGGTCCTTGGTTGCTGACCTTCAAAAAGCAATCTTCTATTTGGAGAGAAGAATCTCCATCGAATATGAGAGGAGTTGGCATGAATAAGAAAAACTGAATCTATAATCGATCAGCTAAACGAAACAGGTAAGACACTCAGGATCAAGATGGGATCTCCCGGTTCTGCTCAGGTCACTCGATGTAGACTGATGAGCAACTACGATGGCCTTGATGTACAAACCAAAGGATCTTACCTGCTACTCGACCTAGCATAAGTAAGGCCTGCCAAGGCTATCGGCGATGGACTCTTAGCTCAGTTGGTTAGAGCGCCCCGCTCATAACGGGATTGTCCTGGGTTCAAGTCCCAGAGGGTCCACCGTTTTTGCTCCAAGAACAAGAAAAGCCCCCGCTTCCACGGGGGCTTTTCTTTTGCTACTCGGCAATGGCGTCAACCGCGTCACAATACATATCTATATCAATTAGATAATCGATTATTGGGCGAGGTATATCATCTTGCATTAGGGATTCAATCGCTTCGGGATTCGGAGTCGGGCAAGTCAGTATCAGGATCTCTGTCCTTGGACCTACGCAACCGGCGCTCCCAGTGCTCAGCCAGCAGACGACGAGAAGGGCGAGGACCCGTGAGCTTATCGAGACCCTTCGATATTCTTTCGAGCTTGTCTTCCGCCGACCCTCTTTTGGATTCTTCTCTGCCAACAGACTCCCTCCCCTCGCCCCACATAAATATAAGAACAACTACAAGAACGATTAAGAAAGACACCAACAGCAACGACTCAGCCATTAAGCATTCTTAGCGTTGCCGAAGTTTCCTCCGAGCATATTCAAAAACTTAAGCAGTCCATCTGCAATCTTATTGTCATTAGCATTGGGAGTCATCGTGGCGATCACAGCGAAAGCGCCAACCAGCTCCAGTGCTATTTCTATAATGTTACTTATGTTCAAAGTTAACCAGTCCATCTATGCACCTCTTGTTGTTTTAGGTTGGAACTCTATATGTATGTGGTCCTTCTCAAGAGCCACATCAAATTCTTCACCCAGTTCTTCAGCCAAGCCCTCAGTGAACTCAGCTAATCCATCTGATTCTATTGCCCATATTCTTATGTCTGCTGCGTAGCCGACATAGTGCAGGGAGCCATAGGAATGTTTGCCATCTACTATGGATGTGACAACCATATCTCTGATCCCCATGCTGTCGAAGTATCCGAGGGCAAGGTTTATGCCCATCACCATCTCCGGCTTTATGCCGTTCATAGATACGCCGTGCTTCATTCTTAGTGGCATTAGTTTATATCCCTAAAGAAAGGTATCGGACCCGGCATTAGGTCCCTGTATTCCTCGGTTCCCTTTAGTGTTTGCTTTAT